GGCGATAGCACAAGGGGGTATTTCATCGGCTTTACAAACCCCATTTACAGAGGCGTCTTGACAAACCGTCTAAACGAAGTGTCTAAACATTGACCCGTTCGCCGAACGATGTGTCCGAACAAACGCCCTAACGCTGGCTACCTAACAACGTGACTATTGGCCGTTCTTCCACCCGTCATGGCACCCAGCATTAAAGTCTGTCGCATTGTCACCGTAAGCACTAAACGCAGGGTTATTAAAATCTCCCGGAGTGGTATTACAAACATCGGATTCACTGAGTGTTGGCACCCCAGTGCCGAAACCTCGTCTAGCGTCGTAACCTGCGGAATAACCATCGTTGTATGACCTGGAGTTGGTGTTCACCGAACTACCACAAGCCGACAAACCAAGGCCACTAACGAGCAATAAAGGCAATAAAAGAAGTCGAAGTTTCACAGTTCTTTTCTACACCCATGATAGTGAAAATGACAGTTCTTTGCTAGCTCGATACTCAACCCTTAAACGAAGCCCCTGAAGGCAAACGACCAGTCAACGACCACCCAGCTGACAGGTGTCAATAGTGGGGCTGATTAATCAATGGCTATTACCAAAGCTCAGTTCGAGGACGCTTTCTACCGTTAGTAAATCTCGGCCAATCTGCGTCGCATAGGTGAGGACTATCTGTGGTGCGTTCGTTACCTGCGTATTTCAAGTGTTCTTTACACCCATAATTTCCGCAACGGTAACAATAAATGGGTGCCCCCATCCCGTCCGCTTCCAGTTCCGCTTTTTTATCACACCAATAACATTTCGGAGCATTTTCTCGGTTGTGTTTCCGTCTTGCCTCGATTTGTTTGCTGCTGCTTCTGTAATTCCAAATAAGCAACAACACGACCACCACCAGCGCAACAAAAAAAAACCGAAAGAAGAGGATATCGTCATGTGACCACATTTGGACAAGCCTATTCAGGGATTTAAGCCTTGCTGTGTCAATAGTGGGGAACGAACTCAAGCGGCTAATTGCTTATGTCGCTCGTTGCGGTAACGTCGCCTGCGTCGTTCCAACCAGTAGCAAAATCAGACCAACTAGTTGAACTTGTAGATGTGTATCCAGGGTAACAAGGGTCGTTCTCACTAGGAACAGCAGTGTTGCAAGCCTTGGGATACGCACTCGTGGCTGTGTTGGCAGCAACAAAACTGTTCCAACCATTGATGTATGACTGAGAGTGTCCTGTTGATGTTGAACCACAAGCCGATAGAACAAGGCCACTAAATACCAAAACAACAACGGCTAACGAACGCTTCATGCTGACAATCTTAGACCCCTAAGCCGCAATCGCCTGAGCTCGCTCGCTTTCAAGTAGTGCCTTCACGCTTGACGGATACCACTTCGCACCGCCTCGACCTGTTGCCACACCTGACGTATTGAACTCGTTGGCGATAGCCGCAAGGGTAAAGCCTTTAGAACGAAGCTCAACAACTTTCTGAATTGTTGACATAGGCGTAACGCCAACACCGCCAACACGCTGACCTCGAGCCTTCTTCGCCTTTGCGGCGTCAGAGCAACGCTCAGAGATGCGAGCTCGCTCAAACTCAGCGACACTCGCAACGATCTGTGCCTGCATACGGCCTACTGGTGTTGTCGTGTCCACTCCGAGGTCGAGCAACACAACCGACCAGCCTTCACGCTCGGCACGTTGTAGCAAGGTGGCAAAGTCAAACAGCGAACGGCTGAGACGGTCGAGTTTCGCCACGATCAAGACCTGAGCCTCACCGGACTTGAGCCGGGACAACGCCTCGACGAGCACCGGACGAGCCTTGACGGACTTACCGGACTTGACCTCGGTCAGCGTGTCTATGACCTCGAGCCCCTGACGGCTGGCGTATTCAGCACACTTGGCCACCTGAGCCTCGAGGCCGAGGCCACTCGCACCCTGCTCGCCTGAGCTCACTCGGCTATAAATAATTGCGTTCATTTGAGACTCCCCTCTCATTGACTACTGTCATACAGTAGCACACAAATACAGAGAGAGAACTCACTCTGTAAAAGGTTGTTCAGGTTGCTCAGTTGACTTGCTCAAGGTTGTTCATCTGACTTAGCCACCGGATAGCCAGAGAGGGCTCTAGAACGGCCTCAGACGGCCTGAAATACGCTCTTTGAGGGTAAGTCGCCGGACTTGTTCAGAGTTGTTCATCGTCTCGGCTGGCGAGTAGGTCACGACTTGTTCAGAGTTGTCCAACGGCTGAACACCCTGAACACCCTCGGCCAACCGCCGGGAGAGGTCGTCCGTGAACGCCTCGAGCGTTCTGTCCACCCCGAGCCGGTAGCCCTCGGCCACTCCCTCAGCACGTTCAGCCCTCACCAGCAACGCCTCACGCTCGGACTTGAGCCGGGACACTTCGTCCGTGACTTGATCAAGTTGCGCTCGGACGAGCACGAGCTCGTCTTTGAGACGTGACGCCTCGTCCTGAGTGGCCTCGAGCCCCTCGTCGTCGTCAAACCCCGGCCAAAATGAGCCCTCACGGGCGGCCTGTTTCATCTGCTCATAGAGAGGGCTCGCAATGCTGAAATCACGCTGACGATAAACGGACTTGCTCACGACTTGCTCACCCTGAACACCCTGACGGCGTCGGCTGACCAACGCCTGAACACCCTCGAGGGACACCCTGACCGCCTGCTGAGTATTCACTCGGTCAGCCGTGACCAACTGACCAGCCTTGATGGCACGTCGCAACGTCGAGAGCGAGAGCCCGGACAACTCGGACGCCTCTTTGAGCGTGAGAAAAATCTCGGGCTGTTGTTCTGTGTTCACCGTAAAAACTGTAATACGGGGTGATACCCTTTGAGTGGCAACTGAAAGGCTGAATTGTGGAACTACGAAAATGGAACGAGCGAACCGGACGCACCGAGGCTGAGACCCGTGTCGTGTCCGTTCGTATTCCGGTCGAACTCCACGAGTCCGTCAAAGAACTTGCCGAGGCAGAGGGGTCGAGCGTGTCTGCCGTCATTGAGACGAGCCTCGAGCGAGCCCTCAAGTCAGTGAAGAAAGGACTAGTGAAGAACTAGGCCGATACCGAAAGGAAATCCCGTTGTATTCGAAAATAGAAAAAGAGCCGGGCGGCAACCCGACTCTTTATCCGTCAGCACCGGGCGAACCCGGGCTGTCTCCCTTTGTATTCGAACCCTCTAATGATGACCGTTCGCCGGTCACTTTGTCAAGGACGCACGAAAACGAGGACGAGGACGCCCCGTCGCTCTTGATCGAAATCCCTTATGCCGACGCCTATTACGTCCCGGCAACCGAGGGGCAATTCACCGCCGTCACTCACCAGCTCATCAAGGAAATGACCGAGGCCGGGGTCGTTCACCTGCTCGGCCTCTGGGCTGTCCTCGAGGGGCAACTCCGCACGACAAAGGACGGCACGCTCAAGGCTGTCCCGATTACTCACGCCGAGATAGGTGAACTAATGCGCCCGGGCAAACCGGTCAGCGGTCGCACCGTCGAGAACCAACTCAAGAAACTTGCCGAGGCTGGCTTCGTCACGGTCGTCCCCTCTCGGCAGACCGTCTCTCGAGGCACGAGTCGCTGGGCTGGCAACTGTTATCTGCCTCACGGCCTACGGCTCACCCCGGCAAAGAGCCGAGCAAACGGGATCGAGCGAACTCGGACAGTCGAGGCGTCCTACGTCTCAGGCGTGTCGCTTGAGAACTCGACGGCATCATCTCAGAGCACGAGCTCGAGCCCTGTTGCGCCGTCCTCACCGACCTCTATCAGCACGAAAAAAATGGGGGGGCTCACGCAAAAAAGTAGCGTCTCATTATCTATTCAAAAAGAGACTGAAGACTTACTTAGTCGCTCACGCTCAAAAACAGCGATAGCGAGCGAGAAACAACTTGTGGAGTTGCGTTCACGTCTCAAGCGTCCCGACGCCGTTCTTCATCTCTATGGCATCACGACCCTCGACGCCTTGACGAAATCTCAGGCTCACGAACTAATGCGCTCGACAATGGGCGACTTCCCTGAACTGACGAAACGCATTGACAGCGTTGCTCAGCAACTTGATCAAGAGACGTGGGCTCAAAACGTGGCCGAGGCTCAGCAATACGAGGCACAACGAAAGAAAGAGCACCTCGAGAGCGTGCCACCACCGAGCTGGCTCAAGTCATTCATTGCCACCGGGCAAATACCAGAACAGCGCAACGACAAGGCAGAGCAAAAATGACCGTGAACACCCGAGCCGGATACATCAAGACCGAGGCCGACGCCCTGAACGACCGTGACGCACTCCGTCTCCGTTCTGAGGGGCTGTCCTACCGAGAAATTGCTGAACGGCTGGGAGTGGACACCTCGACGGCCTATCGGCGTGTTCAGCGAGCCCTATCGGCCGTCCCGGCTGAGGACGTAGAGACGCACCGAGCCCTCGAGCTCGACCGGCTCGACGCCTTACAGCGTGCTGTATGGGACAAGGCGATAGGCGGCAACCTGAACGCCCTTGACCGGGTGCTGGCGATAATGTCCCGGCGATCGAAACTGCTCGGCCTTGACGCACCACAACGCCGAGAGCACTCGCTCGAATACTTCACCAGCGACCAGATAACGGCCGAGGTTAAGCGTCTCGAACGGATACTCGCTGAAAACCCCTATGAGACCGATTAAGACTGTGGCTGTGAAAAGAACCCTTGCTGTTGTTTCGTCCACGCTCGCCCTCGTAGTGAGCCTCGCTGGCGTCGCATCAGCGAGCAAGGCCGTCAAAATCGGTCAGGCGTTTCAGCTCGGCTAATTGCTTATGTCGCTCGTTGCGGTAACGTCGCCTGCGTCGTTCCAACCAGTAGCAAAATCAGACCAACTAGTTGAACTTGTAGATGTGTATCCAGGGTAACAAGGGTCGTTCTCACTAGGAACAGCAGTGTTGCAAGCCTTGGGATACGCACTCGTGGCTGTGTTGGCAGCAACAAAACTGTTCCAACCATTGATGTATGACTGAGAGTGTCCTGTTGATGTTGAACCACAAGCCGATAGAACAAGGCCACTAAATACCAAAACAACAACGGCTAACGAACGCTTCATGCTGACAATCTTAGACCCCTAAGCCGCAATCGCCTGAGCTCGCTCGCTTTCAAGTAGTGCCTTCACGCTTGACGGATACCACTTCGCACCGCCTCGACCTGTTGCCACACCTGACGTATTGAACTCGTTGGCGATAGCCGCAAGGGTAAAGCCTTTAGAACGAAGCTCAACAACTTTCTGAATTGTTGACATAGGCGTAACGCCAACACCGCCAACACGCTGACCTCGAGCCTTCTTCGCCTTTGCGGCGTCAGAGCAACGCTCAGAGATGCGAGCTCGCTCAAACTCAGCGACACTCGCAACGATCTGTGCCTGCATACGGCCTACTGGTGTTGTCGTGTCCACTCCGAGGTCGAGCAACACAACCGACCAGCCTTCACGCTCGGCACGTTGTAGCAAGGTGGCAAAGTCAAAGAGTGAACGGCTGAGTCTGTCCAGCTTCGCAACCACGAGCACGTCAGCTTCGCCAGCCTTAAGTCGTGACAATGCCTCACAAAGTACAGGTCGAGCCTTAACACTTTTACCGCTCTTAACCTCTGCCAGCGTTTCGATTACTTCAATGCCCTGTCGGCTTGTGTAGTCAGAGCACTTGGCGGCCTGAGCTTCGAGGCCGAGTCCGCTCAAACCCTGTTCGCCTGAGCTAACCCTTGTGTAGATAATCGCTTTCATAACTCCCCTTTGTTCTTGTGTATTACACTAGCACAATACAGAGACAGAACTCACTCTGTATTTGACTAGTCAAGTCAGGGAATTGTGTAGTCGGGTGGATAGTCACCTGACTAGGCGCTGAGTAGTCGCTCAAAGCGGCTGAGTGGCCTCTAATTTGCTTATTTACGGCTTCTGAGCCTGTCTATGAAGCTTCGCTTGGCTCTTTGCTCTGAGTAGTCAATAACAGGTCGAGAACCAATTGGCTGACTAGTCACCTGCTCAACCTTCTCTGTGAGTGCCTTTATAGCTGGCTCTAGTGAACTTAGGGCGGCTTGGAACGCCTGTCGGCTTTCTTCTAGCGCTCCCTCGGCTCTACTGGCTCGTTCAATTAAACGCTCCCTCTCAGCTCTAAGGGCGTCTCTGTCGATCTTTGCGGCCTCGAGGTCGGCTTTCAGCCTGTCCAGCTCGTTAGGGAGAACCAGTTGCTTCTCTGGCTGACTAGTCACCTGAGTAATCACAAGCCCAGCGCTGAGTAGTGCCTGACTAGTCACCTTGTACGGCTGTCTTGTGTCGCTTCGAGGCTCAGCTTGTACCTTGTCCGACTTAACGAGACGCCTCAACGTCACCTCTGAGATACCAACCAGTTCAGCCGCTTCTTTAAGTGTGTATGTTACGTTCTCCACCAGCAAAACTGTAATACAAGTGGTAGAATTAAGTCGACCAAGAAAGGCAAAAATGCAACTGAAAAAGAACAACGCAAGGACAGGCCGCACCGTGTCGGATACTCGCATTGTCTCAATCAGGCTTCCGAACGAGCTCGCAGACTTTGCCCGAAAGGTAGCTGACAGAGAAGGGTCGAGCGTATCGGCGTTAGTCGAGGCGTCTCTATCTAAAGAACTCAGCAAACAAAAGAAAGCCCGAGATACGGCACATTAAAAGAACATAGGAGCTCAATTTGTCGAGCCTCATAAATGAAAAAGCCTCGGGCGGCAACCCGAGACTTAATCCGAACACGCCTCTTATCGAGGACAGCTCATTATTTGTCGAACCCTTTAAGGGTGGCACAGATACCAGCAAGCTGTCAACTACCGAGACAGAAACCCTTTATTACGAGGCAATTCTGCCTTACGGAGAGATCGCTGAGGGCATAGCCGCACCAAACGCAACCCGAGACTTCAATAGCGTGACGCACGAAACGCTGGCGTTGTTCTACGAGCGTGGTGTGTCTCATTGTCTCGCTTTGTGGCTATTGCTACACGAAGCTCAATACACAAAAGATGGTCGGCTGTATCTATCACCCCGAACGTGGACACAGCTCGCAGAAAAAACCCATCAACACCCAAACACAGTTGCCAACCAAGCTAGAGCGCTCCAAGCCGCAGGCTTTGTAGAGATAATTCCAACTCGACAAACAGAGAGCCCAGGAACATCACGAGTTGCGGGTAATTGCTTCTTGTTGAACTACCGCAAGCCAAGCAAGAAAGAAACAACGAACATAGTTCTCTCTGCTTCGACTTATGGAACTGTTAGCACCGAACCAACCACAAGCTCAGGCACCACTTCGAGCTTTAAGGCAGAGGCACGAGGCTCTATCAGCTCACAAAAAACTGTGGCACAACCTCAACAAACTGTGAGCTCGTTATATCTAGATAAAGACTTATATAAAGACTTATTTAAGGCAAAACAAGAAAAGCAAACAAGTGAGAAAATTAGTACTAGAGCAACAGAGAGTCAGCTGTCCAAACTTGAGCGTTATTTAGGGCAATTAAAAACAGCGGCTTTGAGGCTTTACGGAGTCAACGATCTGTCTGAACTAACACAAAACCAAGCAAGCGACCTAATGAAACACACCCTCGGAGAAAACCCCGAGCTAACACAACGACTTAACAACGAACACAAAGCATTAAAAGCAGAGAGAGAGGCAGTTATGGCAACCGAACAAGCCAAACTC